TTATTTTTTTTGCACAAAATCATTTATATTAAAATAAAATACATATTCATTGGTTACATCGCCTATCTTAATAGGTAACACAACCGTCATTCTTTTCCCTATATATTTATTTCTCAAAATAAGTAATTCAGCTTTTGTATTTGCTGAGTTGGGTAATATCGGCTTTTGTTTCCATCCTGACCATATATTGTCAAGATATATATTTTTTATTGGTTGGACCATGTCCGATAGACTTGAATACGGTGTGATAGAAGTTGCCGGATGGGAATTATTCATATCCATGTATCTTATGCCTGAATGTATTACAGGACTCGAATTTCCATTTATATCTGCAAATAAAGCTTCATCCCATACAACTCGAATAACCTTGTTTGTTTTATTTGTCAAATTGAAATTCATCATATACGGAGATACCACCCAAGTTATTTTAATTATAGAATCTCCATAAATATAATTATGTCCATTGTTTGAAACAAGGTTTATGTTATTGCAATATGCATCCAGGGTATAAATTCCGGAATAAGACCCGCATGAAAATAAGAAAAAAGGAATGATGATAAATAAAAATTTCTTCATAAATTATTTAATACTAAAATCATATATTGGTAAAAATGCTCCAGCTCCATTTGGGGCTATATATACAAAGGCGTACTCACCTTTGTTTATTTCTTTATTTAAAGATAATCTATAAATGCCATTTCTTATCTTTTCTATTTTAAAAAAAGAAAAATCAACGTCCACACCAATAGAAGTGTCGCTCCATATATTTATTTTACCAAAAGACAACTCCCTCGTATTTGATTTTGATTTTAATCGAGCTACTCCAAAATTTTGAGGAGACCCGTTTATTACCATTGTGGGATTTACCGATAATGATGTTATATATTCATTATTGTATTGAGTTGGAAAATAAAAATAGAATATAGAATTCTTATTAGCTATATTGTTTGACGTATTTCCGCTAAACACAGTTTTTATATTAGTGTTTGCGATTCCAAACGTTAAGGCTCCACCCAGTGCATTATACTTTGTTTTAGTGCATTTTATTGGAATTATCTCTTTTTTCACGTTGTTATTTTCAATGAAAACACCGATCGTATCTGTTTGCGAAAACAGATAGGTAGAAATAAACAACAATGGTAATAATAATAATTTTTTCATAACTATAATATTAAAAGTCCAACAATCAGCTAAATATTAAAATTATACCCAACCGAAAGGCCCACTCTTGAGACGCTGTCACATTGGCCTTTTATATACCATCTATTATTTTTATTGTCGTTATCAAAATAATATATAATAAAGAATTTTCCAGAAATAGCGCTACCCGTGAATGATTTAGAAACGCAATAATTACCATCACAACTCAATATCACTGTATCATCATATCTATTCTGATATTTTGACTGTACTGCTAGCCCAATGCCATAACCGGCACAAATGTTTGGTGTGAAAAAATAACCTATTTCGGCTTCAGCTATATCATAGTATTTACCATCACTCTTTATTTCGCTAGAATGTTCATCCCAACCTATAATTCCGGTATAATCGCTTCCCTTTTTACCAGTAATAAATTTAGGTTGTAAAGAGAGACCATAATACCAATTGTTTCGTCTAATTCCTAAATCAATAATAAGATTATTCTCTGAGGTATATCCCATATTTACATGATATTTTACAAGGTATAATCCATTCTGTGAAAATGAGAGTAAGGGAGTGAGCGATAATAAAAGAAATATGGCAATTTTCATATTCAAAAAGCTTTTATGCAACCTAATACTTTAAAAACCTTAAGTATCATGTTCTTTTTTATAGGTTGAGGGTTAAACTCCTTATTGATGGCTTTCAATATGAATTTATCTCCAGTATCCTCATATACTATTTTTACTGTTCGCAAATTATTCTTTGTTATTATCGCATAAATTTCCCCACATACTAGGCATTTATCCCAATCTAATATTTCTGATATGGCTATTTTATCCCCACTATTTATCTTTGGCTCCATACTTTCACCTGTTATGTTGCACCAAATCACGCCGTCTTTGTTATAAGGTTGATAATCTATGTTATAATCAGGATTGATTGTGTTGTCTGGAGCGGATAAATCAAATCCTCCTAAAAAGTCAACATTATAATATGGTCTACCAGATGAATAACTTTTAACAGGCTCTTCTCCGTTCAATACCCAATCTATACTTAGCCCAAACGATCTGGAAAATGATTCTATAAACTCTATACTTATCTTTCTCTTGTTGCTTAAATAGTTGTTTACCGTTTTTTGGGGTATTCCTATTCTTTTAGCAAATTCATTTTCACTTATTTTGTTTTCTGTTAATAAGTTATTAACTCTTTGTATTACAGATTCATACATTTTTTTATTATTTAGATTCAATACAAATAGAACATTTGGGCTAAAAATTAACTATAAAAATATTGCTTGTTAGAACAAACGGGCTAACTTTGCAATTAATAAAGCAATTAAACTAAAAGGACATAAAAATAAGGGTCACGACATGAGTCGCAATCTTCATTCATAAACCGTGACAAATATAGTGATTCCTATTTTTATATCCCAATAAAAGTAATAAAAAAATGAAAGTAACTTATGACATGCTTCGTAGCATAGAGTTAAACTCTACAAGGCCCTTTTCAGGGACTCCTCCGGAATTGAATACGGCCAGGGTGATAGCCTATCAGTTGAGCCGAATACATCCGGAAGAAAACAGAACATACAGTACTAAAATAGTATGGGAAAAGGGAATCATTTACATAACCGCCAAAAAAGCAAATAAATGATTACGCCTAGCCAACTAGACTATATCGCTCAAAAAGTAGCGGAATACATGAAACCAAAAGACGAGCTACTGAACACGAAGCAGTGTGCCGAATGGCTGGGCCTTTCAACAAAGGCATTAACTCAACGTGCCAGGATTGGCGACATTCCAAGCCATAAGCGTAAAGGGTTATACTACTTTTCAAAAAACGAAATCACCGAATTTTATTTAAAGAAGCCGTGAGGCCTAAGCGATTGATAACTCTCCGTTAGCTCAGAGGTAGAGCGATCCGTGAATTTGATTAGGAGCGGATAAGTCGCTGGTTCGATCCCGGCACGGAGATCAAAAATGATATTTGACGCGGAAACCGCAAGGTGTGAGGAAATGCACCCTTAAAAAATAAATAGCGGCAGGCGAGTTAATCGTAGCACCCGGAAAGCGAAGAACGATACGTATATGTTCGACAGATGTCAGCATAGTCACTTATGAGGTTATAAATTGAAATTAAATTTCCAAGGCTATGTAAATACCCGTAGCATTTTTATGCTGTATGCTCGAAGTTTCGGAACGGGCACGGGAACAAACCATTAATTAAAAATTTATGTCGTTTATAGCTAAGCAGCCGAACGGATTATATTGCCGTTTTTCATCTGTTGTAGACACAGTGACAAACTACAACATGACAAGAGAAGAATACATTGAAAAATGTATGGAACAAGCAAAAAGAGAGGCAATCGATACACTCGATAACCCTCAACCTTTTGAAGAAGTTGAAAAACGATTTGTGCCGAACAATATGACACGAAAGCGTTTTAAAGAGATTATTAAGGAAATGAACACAAAAGTTTAAATCACAATGAAGCAAATTAGATCACCCACTTGATATGTTTTTAACCCGTATTGAAAGAGGATGCTAAAAACATCCTCTTCTTAATTTATTGTTTCACAAAAATATAATTAATTATGAGAACTTTTTTATTCGGGCTTTTGGCCTTAGTGTGTATGTGTTTGTCTTCTTGCAATCCGGCTAAAGTTAATGCCGGGGAAGAGGGTGTTTTTGTAAAGAACCCGTGGTTTTTCGGACATGGCGGGGTTGATTATGATCCTGTATCTACTGGGTTATCATGGGAGGCTTTTACGACCAAATGCCATACCTTTAAAATAATTCCGGTACAGTACGACGAGAAGTTTAACGATATTATGAGTTCGGACAACACCCCCGTCGATTTGACCGCTCATGCTTTAATTAAGATTACGGCCGGAAAAACTCCTTTACTTTTAGATAAGTTCGGCGACAATTGGTATCAGAATGATATTCAGAAAGACTTTTGCAATGAGGTAAGGAATGAGATTAGTAAATGGCCAATGATGCAGCTTACTTGCAAAAGAGAAATTTACGATAACATGTCTTCCAAGATAGAAACCGTATTAAAAGCAAAGATACACAAAGACGGTATTCCTATTGAGCTGATGAAAGTAATTATCGATAAAGCAAGCCCTACACAAGAGGTTATGGAAGAATACAATCATACGGCCGCGCAAATTCAAGCAAAGCAGACACAAGAAGCCGCGGCGCAAATGCAACTTGCCAGAAGAAAGGCAGAAGAAAGCAGGGCGGCGGCCGATGACGCATACCGTATGAAAATGGGACTTAATCCGGATCAGTATATCAGGCTTCGACAACTTGAGATTGAAAAAGAGAAAGTAGACATGATTCGAAATAAGAGTAGGGTTTCAATCACCATGCTTATGGGCGGTAATGCACTACCAACTTATAATGTCAAATAACAATTAAAGCTTAACCCTTATATGAAATATAAAAGCGTATAAGGGTTATTCGGTGCAATGATGGAATGGTAGACATAGCCGTGTTGATCGGTTGGACTTAATAATACTAGTTATAATAAATCCGTGTAGGTTCGAATCCTACTTGCACCACGAAATCCGATAAATGAGGGGACGCCCGCAATTGAGGTTGGCAGCGTGGAAAGACACGCAATTTTGTTTAACGCTAAAGCATATAGAAATGAGAATGTTTAGATTTCTATTATTAGTACTGCTAGCTTTAATAGCTATTGCAGTGGCCGAGACGAGTCCTAAATGGACAATTGGTTTAATCTTTTTGATAGTCGCTCTGTCTGTCAATTGGGCTAGAAAAGGGAAACTTCCTAAAGTTAAAGATAACTCAAGCAAATTTTACGATGAAGAATAACATTCAAATTTTTTGTGATCTCCGATTTGGTAATATCCGAGTTGTAGGAGATTTAGATAACCCGCTATTCTGTTTATCGGATGTTTGCAAGATATTAGGGTTAACGCCTAGAGGTGTAAATCAAAGACTTGGAAAGGATGTCATTTCAAATTACCCCCTTGAAACGGCGGGCGGAACTCAACAAGCATTATTTGTAAACGAAGACGGACTATATGACGTCATTTTGGATAGTCGTAAACCTGAAGCAAAGCAGTTCCGCAAATGGATAACATCAGAAGTATTACCCTCGATTAGGAAGAAAGGTACTTACATGACGGATGAAGTTCTTGAAAGGGCGATTAAATCTCCCGATTTCCTCATTCAATTGGCTACTGAATTAAAAGCCGAGCAAAATAAAAGGGCCGTACTCGAAGATTTAGCGGCCGCCCAACAGAGAGTTATTGTTAACTCAGCTCCAAAAGTTCAGTATTACGATAAGGTATTAAGCAGCGAAAGTACTTATGTGACAAATCAGATCGCAAAAGAGCTTGGTATGAGTGCCGAAACGCTGAATAAGAAGCTGAAAGAAAAAGGCATTCAATACAAGCAAAACGGTACATGGCTTTTAACCTATAAGTATCAAAACGAAGGATTGACAAAAACTCATACGCACACTTTTACACGTTCCGATGGAACGCCTGGCAGCTCGATGTTAACAGTTTGGACTGAAAAAGGTAGAGAGTTCATAATTTGCTTGGAACTATGATAATTTACATAGCGAGAGATGGCAACGGAAAGCTTTTCGGGTATACTGGAAAGCCAAAAAAATTGAGAAAAATTGGAATGTGGCTTCCTGATGATTCAAAGATAGATCTTTTTTCTCTTCCCATGAATATGCTTCCTTCTGTAAAATGGGAAGATGAAGAGCCAACCAAAATCAAATTTAAAAACAAAAGACAATGAAACATGCAATGAAAACGAGACGGGCACTCGGTAAACCAAAAAGAAATCAAATATTTGATTCGTTTATGCACCCTGAGAAATCAATAGTTAATCGCTATGATTCAAAAGGGAATCATATTACAAACAAAGGTACTCACCAATCAGGAAAGCTTTCTCATGAATTCACACCGAACAACGGTATGAATCGCCGACAAAGAAGAATGAGAAAATCAGCATAAATATTTTTTTGATTATTACTGCTCGCAAGTCGAATCCGAGATACGCCAACGGCACGGTAAAGATACTACGAGCAAAACGGGCGGACGTATGGAACGCTCTGTACACAACTAGGAGTGTGCATACCGGATCGTTACCGGTTCCGCCCACAATTAATCATTTAATTATAACAATAGAATGGATTTTTTAGAAGAATTAGAAAAATTGAAAAAGGAAGATATTCCTTTTAATCAACATGTGGCGGATAAGTTCATATTTGTCTACAAAGCAAAATTCGGAGATGGAGCTGAAAGCTTTTATGAAGAGCAATCGAATCTATTTTCAGCGATTGTAACCGAGAGCGACGCACTCAAAAAATGCTCCGGATTCTCGTTATATAACGCATTTCTGTTATTAGCTATCGACGGAGTTTCTCTTGAGAAAAACTACACTACTCAGTGTTATCTCGAGTCGAGAGGTGTAAAGATAGGGAAAGATAAAAAAGGGGATGACATTTGGGAGAAAAGAGCAGCTCTCAAAATCTCAGGGTATGGAGAACTTTTGATGAGAAAACGTTCCGGACACGTAAAGGACATTAACAACCCCGTGATAGTTTACGATTGCGATTCATTCGCTTATGGGGAAAAAGACGGAAAAGTCTTTGTTAACTATACTAAAACATTCCCGCGAAAGGAGGGTGCGAAAATAATTGCAGGATATGTAAAAATTACTCGCCCAGACGACTCCATAGACTATAAAGTAATGGACATTGAGGACGTAAAACGTTTGATGACGTATTCCGAAAAAAACAATAAGAAATGGGATGATCGTGCAAGAAAATATGTGAACGGTGATGCTAACCCATTATATGGAAAAGAGAAAGATGGAAGCGGAATAGATTCAGGCTTTTTTGCAGCAAAAATTATCAAACACGCCTTTAAAACATTCCCTAGACTAAATGTAGGAGACGGGGCGGTAATGCAGGCAGATGACGATGAAACACCCATAGAAGAGGTGAAAGAAGTTGTTCCTTTCGGAGAGAGGATAAAAATAGAGGGTACTAAAGTTGAAGAAGAAGACGGACCATTTTAATAAAAAGCTATGGATAATCAATTAATCAAATTAGAAAACATTTCTGATATAAAGAATTTGACTTTAAATTCATATCAGGAAAATAATAACAGCGTTTCTAAATGCCTGGAATATGGAGAGAAATTATACTCCGAAGTTTCTAGTGGAGAGATGGACGATGAAAAAGACGAGAAGATTAAAAAGTATATCTCCCGTGTTCAACTTACCGAAAAGAATATTAACGAGCGGAGAAAGCCCGTTACGCAGATGTTCGATAAGATCAAAAAAGCGTTCACCGAAATGGAGTTTTCTATTTCCGCAAAAAATAGCGAAAGCGTTATTTGCAACTTGCAAAAAATCAGAAACGATTACGCTGCCTACAAGCTCAAAAAAGAAGAAGAGGAGAGGGAGAGGCAGCGAAGAAAACAACTGCTTAATATTTCGAAAGAAAATCTACATAACGAGGCGATCGAAAAACTGCACGCAGCCACTAACAAAGCACTCGATGAAAATATCGACATGCTGAACACTCTTTTTTCGGATGCAACTCTTGAAAACATCGGAACGGTAAAAGATTCGATATTTAATTATTTGGAATCGTTTAAAATATCAAACTATTTTGACAGTCCGGTAAGGCCTCAAAACATAAGCGAGGACTTATATAAAAAGATATGCAACGACGCTTATCATGAAGTTAAGGATTCTATCGAAGAGCAATATAAATCCGAAATAGGTTCTCTAAAGGATGATTTGCTCTTAAAGCTTCCCTCCAAGAAAATCGAACTAGAAAAAATAGAAGAGCAAAAGAAAACAAATGCAGAGGCAGCCAAGAAAGCCGCCGAGGAATTAGCCAAAAAGGATGCCGATGAAGCGGCCAAGAAAGAGGCGGATAGAAAAGCCGAGGAAGATAAGAGAAAGCAAGCGGACGCTCTGGCGAAACAAGCAAGCGCCGCGGCAAGTCTTTTCACTCCTAAAACGGTCGTAAACGCAAAGGTTAGTAAAAGAATAGAAGTTCAGGATAAGCAAGGATTTTTGAATATCATTCAATATTGGTGGACGGGAGTAGGTCTTAATATGACTATCGAGGAACTTTCTAAGAAACTCGATTTTATGGTTACGTACGCCGAACGTGAAGCTAATAAGAATTTTGATAAATCCATTGATTGTCCTCAAATAAAATGGGTGGACGATGTCAAAGCCAAGTGATTCGTATTATAATCGTCGTGAGGTCAGCAATTCTGATCTCACGGCCCTTAAATATAAGCTCTATCCGGCCCTTTGTTTTACGTCTGAGAAAGACAAGCAAAGGGCTTTTCATTTAGGTACTCTCGTCGATGCCTTTATAACGGAAATTTCAAAAGTAAATTTCTACACTCTTGAAGTTGATGGAGAGAAATATACTTCAGAAGATTTCGGATGGGCAAAGGAAATGAGAAAAGCTCTTTTTAGAGAAACTCGCAACGATCAGTTTTTTAAATTTGTTCTTGATAGGGCAGAAACTCAAAAGTTCATGGTGAAAGAAAAACAAGTCTTTGATTACGTTTGCTTTCATTACGAACTTGACACGAGGTGCAAATGGGATTGGTGGCTTGGTAGTTTCGGTGGGGACTTGAAAACGACTGCTGCCACCACACAAAGTCAATTTGAAAATTGTATAGATTTCTTTGATTGGGACCGAAGTCGGGCGTGGTACATGGATATTGCTCACTCTCTCAACCCCGAACACGGAAATCGTGATTTCATATATGCCATTTCAAAGAAGAATTTCAAAGTATTTAAAAAAATGATAACGAGAGATTCGGAAATTTATCAAAGAGGAAAAGAAAAATATCTCGATCTCTCTTTTAAATATTGGACGTTTGTATGAAGATTTATTGCAGAGTAACGAGTGTGGGGTTAGTACCGTTATACGATTCTGACTTGGACGAAAAAAAGAAACTTAAAATCGGTATTGACGTAGAAGCCGAGATTAAAAAAGCTAGGAATATCAAGTTCCACAAAAAGTTTTTCGGTCTTCTTCGATTGGTTCTCGACAATATGCCAAATTGGCAAAAAAAATACTATGAGATATACAATGAGGAATCTTTTCTGTTACAGATTAAAGAAGACTTGAAATTATTCAAAGAGTGCAGAGGTGGAAGAAAGGAATATATCTCAATAAGTTTTGAGGCGATGGATGAATACACCTTTTCAAGGTTCTACAACATAGTTACAAATCTAATGGTTGCAAAGTATATCCATACTTCAGATAACGACATTGAAGAAGAAATCTATAAACATATGTAATGATGAAACCTGGAGAATATTTTTATTCAATATGTGGTAAGAATTTTGAGATTTACCAAGAAGAAGAGCCTGTTAACGGTGTTGGCGGCGCTCACAAAGTAGACGGGGAAAGAGTTTATTTCCCGAATGAGAGAGAGCTGGCGAAGAAACGTGTTTATGAATTAAATGGTTGGAAATGGAAAAAATAACACCATACCCTTATCAATTAGAGGGGATAGAAAACGGGTTGAAATATAAAAGGTTCATAAATGGCGACGAGCCCGGGCTAGGGAAAACGATGCAGGCTTTAATCTCTATTGAGAAAGCAAAAGCTACGCCGGCACTCGTCGTTTGTCCCTCTTCTTTAAAAATAAATTGGGAGAGGGAAACTAAGAAGTTCACAAGTTTAAGGCCTCTCATTCTTACTGATTCGGTCAAGTCTACGTTTCCTTATTTCATAGGGTCAATGAACATGTACGATGTTGTTATCTGCAACTATGAGAGTTTAAGAAAATACTTTGTCGTTTCCGCTCCGAAAGGGTTTAAACTGAAAGACGTGGTTTTTCAATCGGTGATCAAACAATTTAAATCTGTTATTTTTGATGAAAGTCACAAATTGAAAGACGCGTCGACACAGCAATCTAAATTTTCAAAGGGAATTTGTAGCGGAAAAGATTATATTATTTTGCTTACAGGTACGCCGGTTGTGAACTCTCCAGGTGATTTAGCGACACAAATAGCTATCATGGGCCGAATTAATGAATTTGGCGGATATGGTCAATTTATAAGCGATTACGGAAAGGGAAGCAATCTTTTGAAATTGCAATCCATTATAAAAGGAAATTGTTATTTCAGGAGAGAGAAAAAGGACGTCTTCAAGGAAATGCCTAAGCTTACCAGGACGACTATAATAACACCTTTATGTAACCGTGATGAATATGATACATGCTTAAATGATCTGAAAAGATACCTCATGGAATACAAAGGCTGTACCGATTCTGAAGCGAAAAGAAAGATGCGGATGAAAGCCCTTATAAAGTTTATGAATTTAAGGCGTATCTCCGGCGAGGGAAAAGTGAAAGCGGCGATAGACTTTATAGGGAACTTGGAAAGAAACATCGTTATTTTCTGCTCTCATCACAGTATTGTAGACAGTCTTAAAGAAGCTTTTCCTAATGCCGTCACCGTTACCGGGAGAGATTCACAGCAACAAAAACAGTGGGCTGTAGATTCTTTTCAATCCGGGAAAGCAAAGATAATCATTTGCTCCATTAAGGCGGCCGGTGTCGGTCTTACTCTTACGGCTTCATCCTATGAGATGTTTATTGAGCTCCCGTGGACTTATGCAGATTTAAATCAATGTGAATGTAGAGAGGATCGTATAGGCCAAAAGGAAGCTGTTAATTCTTATGTCCTAATAGGTGAGGACAGTATAGATGATAAGCTTTTTCAAATCATCATGGATAAAAAGTCTATCGCTAGTCAGATAACCGGTAGCGATGACGAGGTACCCACAGATGAACAGTATTTTAATGAATTAATGTCATGCCTTTAAGTAAAACCGATACAAAGAAGCTTTTGAAGCTTTTAAATGATTGTTCGGACATTATTAGAAAAAGAGCACTAACCACCCGCGAAGTGGACAAAGCGAGGCAATTAAAATTAATGATTAAAAAGATTGAAAATGGAACACAATAAAACCCCTGATAAACTATACCAAGAAATATTATCCGTTTCGGGTTATTCCGATTCGGAATTAAAGGGTTCTTCAAGGAAACGGGATATAGGCGACAAAAGGTCTGTCGTTTCCTGTATAATGTCTGATAACAGTTGTTCTTTACATGAGATAGGTAAGGTATTAAACAGAACTCATGGAACTGTATGGACTTCCTATCTTAATAACAGGAAATATGTAAATGATGAAATCGAGAGAATTAAAAAGAATATGAACTTAAAAAATTAAAAGTTATGATGCATAATTGGTTTGAATGTAAAATTCGTTACAACAAAGTAATGGATGACGGAGCAAGTAAGAAAGTTACTGAGTCCTATTTGGTAGATGCTTTAAGCTTTACAGAAGCTGAAGCCCGTATTATTGAAGAATCGAAGCCGTTTATTAGTGGCGAGTTCACGGTGTCGGATATTAAACGTGCCAACTATTCGGAATTATTCCCGTGTGAGGATATAGATTCTGATAAATGGTTTAAGGTAAAAATCAACTATCTCACGATCGACGAGAAGAGCGGAAAGGAAAAGAAATCCCCTATTTACGTTTTAGTTCAAGCGGAATCAGTAGAGGACGCAAAGAACAAAACCGACACGGGGATGAAAGGCACGATGGCCGACTATGAAATAGAGTCCATTTCTGAAACTAAAATACTGGACGTGTATCCGTATAAATCGAAAGAAGATGAAAAGCAAGAGAATTAATTTCAATAAAAACTGTAAAATGCACGTTTGCTGTTCTAATGATGACTTCCAATATGCATTGCAGCATATTTATTTTCATGAGGGAAAGGCAATCGCTACAGAGGGGCACGTTTTGATTATAGTCCCAATTTCAGAGATTAGCACTTTCCCTGAAGAGCAAATAAAACTTCTTGAGGGCAAATTTCTTCATTTCTCTCAATATAAAGAAATTTTGAAATACGATTTCGCAGAGATAACGGATCAGGGAATTGTTTGCAAGACGTTTTATAATAAAAATGCCAATATGGTCATGAATGAAATGAAATATCCATTTATAGACGGTATTAGTTATCCTAGTTATAAAAAGATACTTCCTAATGGAATAAATAAGATAGATGCCATAGCCTTAAATATAAGACTATTCAATATGATTTCTCAAGCATGTGGAATTGATGCTATATCTATGACATTCCAATCAAAAGGAGACCCTATATTAATTGAATTTCTACACAGCGAGGCTATTGGTGTAATAATGCCCGCATATCTAAGTGAAGATTAAATATTGCTATATTTTGTTTTGTTTCATCATGTAACTGTCGGTTCGGGAGAATAGACAGTTTTTTTAATCTAAAAAAATGAGAATATGTTTTACAAAAAAAGTAAAAACAAAAGCAGTGGTTTAAAAGATAAATTAGATAAAGTTTTCTCTGAATTTATCCGATTAAGAGATAGTAAGAAATATGGATTTGAACATTTTCGTTGTATCTCTTGCGGTCAGATAAAATCATATTCACAGGCTGATTGTGGGCATTTTTATTCTCGTAGATATATGTCTACTCGATACGATGAGGACAACTGTAATGCCGAATGTCGGGGATGTAACAGTTATGACGGAGATCATTTAATAGGGTATCAAAGAAATCTTATTGAAAAGATAGGTGAAAAAAGATTTAACCTTTTAGCTTACAAAAAAAATCAAACAAAACAATGGAGCGATTTTGAGCTAATAGAATTGATAAATTATTATAAAAAGCAGGTAAAGGAGATGAAAGATGAAAAAGGATAGTTGTTATTTTTCTCATGACAGTAATGCAAAAGATGATCCAAAATGTATGTTACTCATCGATCAATTAGGACTTGAGGGATACGGTATTTATTGGATGCTTGTAGAGGTCTTGCGAGAACAACCCGATTATAAATGTCCTCTTAATCTCGTTCCCATTTTAGCACGGCGCTATAACACGACTGCCGAAAAGGTTAAGACAGTAATTAGTTTATATGGACTTTTCGAGGTTGACGAAGAAAAAACCTTTTTCTCATTAAGCCTTATTCGTAGAATGATGCCACTTGACGAACTAAGGAATAGGCGTAGTATAGCGGGGAAAATGGGCAATGAGATTCGATGGAATAATCAAAAAGAAATCGCAGAGCAATCGCAATGCGATAACCTACCGATCGCAGAAGAATCGCAAAGCGATCGCAAATCATCGCTAAGTAAAGTAAAGGAAACTAAAGTAAAGGAAAGTAAAGATAATATAGAGAGTTGTTCGAAATCCGCCGCGGCTAAAGCCGCTACTCTCGCACGTAAAAAAGAATTTGCAAATTCTCTCATTCCTTTTTTAGAAAAATACGGTAATAAAATGATTCGTGCATTTTATGATTATTGGAGCGAGCTTAATAAATCTGGAACAAAGATGAGGTTCGAAAAACAGCCTACTTGGGAGGTGTCTAAAAGATTAGCTAAGTGGGCGGACAACGATGGATTTGATAATAAATCCGTCCTTAAAAATGATTCAGTTGATAAATATAAAAACGATCAGGAGGGTTGGTAATGGATTTTAAAGAAGAGATAAAAAACATGCACCATTTGGGTTTTAAAGAGACCGAAAAGGTGATGATAAAAATACCAAATGCAAAAAAAATGCTTATTGACGGGCTTAAATACTTTTTAGAAGAACCGCAATGGCTTCCTGAATACGAAGATGTCGCTTCATGGTTGGAAGATAACAAAGGGAGAGGTATTCTGGCGTATGGAAATTGCGGCCGTGGAAAGACGCTTATTTTCTCAAAGATATTTCCCGTACTTATTCATTCAAAACTTAATAAAATTTTGAGGATTGCCGATTTTAAAACCATTAATTCATCTCCGGAATCATTTATGAACTGCAAATTACTCTATATAGACGACGTAGGAATAGAATCGGAAGCAAATCTATATGGTAATAAGCGAATGGTTTTACCCGAGCTTGTCGATAATGCAGAGAAAAAAGGAAATCTTATAATAATCTCTACAAACCTTATGCTTAATGAACTTTCTGAAAAATACGGAGCGAGGACGCTTGATAGATTAAGAGCAATAACAAAGACTATCCTTTTCAATGGGAAAAGTCTGAGAGGATAAATGGCAAAAAATATAGACTTTCTTAAAAACAAAATATTATGAGTACAACAGAGCAATTTAAAAAGACGATAAAAGAGTATCTCGACAATCGTGCTGCAGGGGATGAACTATTTGCCCAATCCTATGCTAAAGAAAATAAGAACATCGACGAGTGTATCAATTTTATTCTTCAACAAGTACAGAAAAGTGGTTGCAACGGTTTCACTGATGAAGAGGTGTATGGAATGGCAGTTCATTACTATGATGAAGACAATCTCAAAGATATAAAAATGACGAATTGTAAAGTCATTGTTAACCATAAGGTAAAATTGACTGAAAAGGATAAGAAACGAGCTCATGATGAAGCCCTAAAGCAATTACAAGCAGAGCAGGTCGCTTTATTGAGGAAGAAGCCAAAACACGAAAAGAAAGAAACTGAAGTTCAACAAATGTCACTATTCTAATGAAACCAAGAACTAAATTACAGCGTCAGGTTATTGAACTTGCCGAAGGCTTGTGCAATATTGACAATTCGATGCTTGAATGGGTCAAAGAAGATGTACTTGACCATATCGGATTTGCTACAAAATCACGTGTTATTTGCATGGATTGTGGACAACGATTTTCTCCTGAGCTTGTAAAACGTAAACGTGCTGTTTGTCCTCACTGTGGAGCAAAGCTTAAGATAGAGATATCAAGAAAAACTACAAATAAGCAATGTAGATATGTTGCTATCGCTGAAATTTATACAGGCTTTCAAATAATTAGAAATTTCGAAATGTTTGCTTACTATAAAGCAAATGAAAAACCGAGATATTTTATCCATGAGATTTTGCAACATTGGATTTTACCTAATGGTAAACGTGAAGTCGTTAGCAGAAATCATACGCAAAGTTGGTACGTTGATTCATGGAATGGAGCTATGGAAATTCGCGATAAGGGCTACACACAAAAATATGATGTTTATCCCCATAAAATGCATCCAGATTCTGAATTCCTACCAACATATAAGCGCTATGGTATAGACCATAATTTGAGAGGCATGTCTTTTCTAAGTGCTATATCCAAGCTGCCTAGTGATCCCAAGGCTGAAACATTGCTTAAAGCGAAGCAATATAAATTATTCGGTTGGTTGGATGATTATAAATCCGATTATGTCAGCAAATATTGGCCAGCTATCAAAATATGTCTTCGAAATAAATATAAGGTAAAAGATGCGAGCTTATATTTTGATTATTTGGATTTGCTTGAGCGTTATCATAAAGATCTTCATAACGCTTATTACGTTTGCCCCAAGGATTTGAAAAAGGCTCATGATGTTTATCTCAAAAAGAAAAGAAAGGAAGATGAGTGTGAGAGAAAAGAGCGTGCGATAAGGGAACTACTCGCACAAAAGGAAGTAGCAGAACTGTACATTAAAGAAAAATCAAAATTCTTTAGTATCCGAATTTCTGATGAAAACATTTCAATCCATGTGCTAAAAAGTGTTGATGAGTTCAAAGAGGAAGGGCATAAGATGCACCATTGCGTATTTGATTGCGGATATTTTAAGCGCAAAGACTGTCTTATCTTATCAGCTAGGGATAAAAAGACAGGTAAGCGTATCGAAACAATAGAACTGTCTTTAAAAACGTTTCAAATTGTTCAGCAGAGGGCTAAATGTAATGGTGAATCACCTTACAAATCAGAGATAAGAGATTTGATTATTAATAATATCGGTCAATTTAAAAAGTTGGCCCTAAAAAAAGCGATGTAATATGAAACCGAAGAAAGAACTTTTAGTGAGAATGAGAGAAGATGGAGTGGATAAGAGAATTAATACTTTGCTTTCTGCTGTACACGTTCTTCATTGTGAAGCTTCAAATCTGTTTGGAGAAACAGAAGATTTGCTACTAAAATATGGTTGCCTGGTCGGTGAATTGAAAAGAGAGCATTCGGCCATGGTCAAGGCAATGGATAAATACTTCAACGATTTTACGTTGATGATTGATAGCAAACAAAGCGGAAAGGATTTGTTTGAGGATCTAGATAATTTTGATAAAACATTTAGAAAATGGGCAAAGCTATCGGAGGAATAAACATGGAAAAATGTAATGATAAAGAGACTTCTAAGGGTGTTTATCACATAACAAAAGTAACATTGATATGGGAGCGTGAACGTGAACGTATAAAGGATGATATTTATACGTCTGATCTAGAATCACAGCGTAATACTTTCATTAAAAATTATGCATGTAAAGATGTTCATTTCGATTATGAAGAAACTAAGCTCCTTTGACCGCTACCTCTCTGAGGGTTACGATAATATTTGTGATTATCCTACTTATAAGTATTATTTAAAGTTACGGAGAAGAAATCTAATAAGAAAGTTTATAAAAAATGTATGGAAAAGAATTTAAGTATAGAGCAAATAGAAACTCAGTGTAAGAAAATGGGTTGTGAAAATTATATAGAATGGGGTTTCGGATACGGTACATGTATTTCATGCAAACTTCTTGGCGAAAGTTATCATATTGACGAAATACCCGGCGATTGCCCTAATAAAGACAAGTTTAAAAACGAGGAAGAATAAATATGAATGCAGATATAAAAAGGGTGCTTGAATATTACAAGCATAAAAAAATAAGTATCCTAGAGACAGACAAAGGGGAGCTAATTCCTAGCAAAGAAGCAAAAGAATACCTTAAATGGTGTTTGAAGCACGGATATAAGGAGTTAAAAGATGCTCCCGATTGGGACGAGTATTTGAAACTAAAGGAGAAATAAAAGAAATAATGAAAATAGGATTTATATTATTGGCTATATGGATAATATCCGTAATAGCCACAATTATCATTCAGGAGTATTTGAATAGAAAACGATTCACAGGTACCGAGGGAAATGTTCCAATGCCAAACGAAAATGGTACCAGAAAATACATTCCAATCCGAATAGTTGGAAGCAAATGTTACGGAATGCGTTATAATCATATTCGTGAAATGACTATTAAAGGGGTGAGAGTCGAATATGTGGATGGAGTTTATATAAGGAAAGATCCGTATGATATTAGTGGTCACCGAAATCTGGACTCTGCTATTGTATATCATTTGATATGCAATGAAGAAAAAGATATCTTCTCGATGCAGGAGGGAGATGTATTCGATTCCAAGGAAGATTTATTAAAACATTTATAAACCGCTATAAAATAAAAAAAAATGAAAAAATTAATTGAATTAGATTATTTAGAAGTAGACGGAGCGGATAAAGTTTTGCTACCGGCAAATTACCCATCGAACGGAATGTTCATAGTAAATGATGGTACTTATTTATCTATGGCTAATGTTAGAAATAAAAACGGAGAAAACGCCGGGTATGTAGATATAACACCTATCCCGGCTTCATATAAAATATTAGACAGCGAGAATTCTATTCAAATTAAAGAGGAAGTTCCTAAACGTAATGGAGTAGGAGAGTGGGTGAGCGGAAAGACGTTGAAAGAAATTATTCAAATACTAATAGACAAGAAGTCATGAGTGTAAAAATAACCATAAGATTTAGTGAGAACATGGCCCTTAGAATTCAAGAGCTATCCAAAATGCACGGTAAAAGTCAAAGCGTAATAATAAAAGCGCTTATACTAAACAGTTTGAACGCTATTATAGACAAAGACGGAAATTACATAACTTCTCCTAATAGAGAGACCGTTTTAAGTCTAATAGCTAAAAACTATGCAAGACTTAGAGACGTATGTAATGTGAATTCAAGTGGCATCTATTGCTCTAGGAGTAAAGAGGATATTTTCGGAGATACCGTTCTTCTTGTATCGAGAGATGAAGGAACATCAGTAATGACCGAAAAGGAACTTATCGAGCATTTTAAATACAGATATAACATGATCCTATATCAAAATGTTCATAACGAGAAGAAAAGAAAGGGGGTTAATTATGCCGACAATATACAAACCAAAGAAAGAAAAGGAGAAACGTATTGATAACTACTATACTGAAAGGCAGAGGATATACAACTCTGAAAGATGGCATAAACTATCGGAATATAAGCGATCTGTAACGCCACTTTGCGAGCTTTGCGAAGAGAAAGGAATAACAAGGCCCGCCGAAGATGTTCACCATATCATTTCTTTCATGAAAGGACACGATAGGGGAGAAAGGGAGGAATTGGCTTACAATTACAACAATCTCATGAGTCTTTGCAAAGAGTGCCACCAGAATATACACAATAAACGCCTACGCTAAAAACGTGGGCGTTTTTTATACAATCTAATATACTACTTCAACCTCACGGTTTGTTTTATAAGGATTTGTGCAGATAAAGTAATACGGATGGTTGTAAATAATTTGCTATAATAATAAATGAAACCAGAATAATAGGTCTTTCATTTTAATTTATAATACGCATTCATTCAGATATCTACGACAAAAAAAGATTATCTAAAATTCTAATAGTCTTTATCGCCTTATAAAAGATATCATTAAGTATTTCTTGATTATGTTTGGTACCTATCTCAAAATATGAGATTATATTTTTCCGTTTACTCATATTTGAGCTCTTTCTATGGGCCACATCAAATGAACGTAGAGCTTGTAATTCTCTTAAAAAATCAAACATGTCTGGAATTGAAGATCTTTGAGATATAATAAATAATTCAAATTTATCTATTCCTTTTTTAATATTCTCCACTGTTTCAATTTCTCTCTTTTTTAAAAATTCAGTTATTTCTTCTTTTTTATCAATACAAATATTACTCATCAGCTCTTTTTCATTCAAAGAATCTATAAATAATTTTACCAATGATAAAATTTGTTCATCAAAATCTGAATCATTGTCTAAAGTTGTTAAGCAATGCAATGTTTTAAAACGATGTTGATCTTCTAATATTAAAGGGAGAAACAAATACCAACCATATCTTTGATACCACTTTTCGTTTAGAGACTTATATTTTTGTTTAAATACAAAATCTGGACTGATAGGATTAGACCAATTGCCAAGTATCCATCTTTCATAAGCCGTTTTGCTCAAAGCCCCACCAGGAGGTGGAGCGATATTGAAGCCCTTCCAATAGAATTGCTCCTTATAATTTAATTTACCCAAATCAACTAACATTACGATAACATATTTCTCGCAATTATTATCAACCCTCAAGCTCCATGTTCCATCGCAAGTAATTAAGCCATCACTTACTGTATATTTATTAGAATTGCCATAATATTTATTCAATACTTCTTTAGAGAAAAAAACTGGCGTTAATTCTATAGGTTCATTCTCTTTTTTGCAAAAATAGTTTGATAGAAAATCTATATTACACGTGTGTGACAACTCATTTCCATCATCATCATATCCAATTATAAAATCCAAATATTTATCATTATCCTTAGCAAAAGGGTAAAAATTCATATCTTTCTCATATCGCAAAATACATTTTCCAACTATCCATCCAAAAGAACATATATCTTTTCTAAGGAATCTAGTGATGTTGGTATAATTATATATATAATCATCACCCTTCACTATTTTGTTACGAATGGGTTTTATAGAAAGTTCTTTATAAGTCTTATGGCTACTATTTTCTATATCAAAGAATATTAGTAAATTTATTTTTCTTACCGCTAAGTATTTCTTTACATATATAGCTTTAATAAATAACTTCATATCAGATATTTTGGCTACAATATTTTCAGAACCATTATCATCTATTATAATGTAATTCTTTTCTTTTTCAGAAATATATTGTTCATGTATGTTATGGTACATTCTAAACTCTTCTGATAATTCAATATATGGTGGGTGGGTGCCATAGCTATTTCTATAAAAAACAAATGGTTCACATTTCTTGTGACAGAATCTATCATAGTTGGTGATTCTATCGCTACCTGTATTTTTTAAAGAAACCCCAGGCATACCATCTCCTGGTGATAAATCCCAAGTATAGTTATTTAATACATCTGACATATTTTCATCACTTACCAATGCCGAATGTATACATTCATCGCTTACAGTTATCCAGCCGTCATCTATAAATTTTTTAGATATTTTATTTTTTATATCTTCACATAAAATGTAACTTTTTTCATCCATAATTAATAATTTATATTCTATTTTGAAGAAGCTGTTTATCTTAAATTAGATGTTAGATATCAGCGCACTAATTGAATAAATCTCCGTAACTTTATATTCGTCAATACAATAAGTATTAATTATTGTTCAAATAACTTCCCTTATAAACACTGGCAAGTTATTAAGAATATATTAGAAATCAAAGAAAGCGAAAAACATTCTTTGAGAAATATGAGAAATGCCATAAAAAATTACATTATGACAAATCAAGCTTAAAAAAATTATCAAATAAATTTAAAACGACCTTTAATCATGTTCGAACGATTATATGAATACTGAAGAGGGAACGCAGCACTTATTGGAGTATTCTGAAAACCACAAAATGTATTTTATCGGAGACTTATATTTTATGAGAAATATAATATCATTTATCAGGCAATCCAATGCGAGATTGATAAAATGCAAAACGTTGACTAATTTTTTCGCGATAAAGTTCACGCAACGAACACACACGTTTATTTATATTGTCGTACATGTATTCCGTATTTATCGTAAAAAAATGCTTGAAATCTATAATTAAATCAGGAGACGTACATTTATCATCAAAATGAAGATAATGATAACGTGGATCTTCATTATTCACTATTTTTTGTCCTTCAGTCCTATTGAGAGAAATACCTCTTCCTGTATCAAATATTCCACCCCAGTGTTGCCCTTGCTTGAAACTATCAATATTGAATAAAGGAGCAACAATAAGATGAAATAAACGACAGTCCTTATTAGAATTATTACCGTTATTCCTCTCGCGAAAATCACTATTTAAATCACAATCCTGATTAAGACATATAATAAGAGGGAATTTAATATATTGTACACTAATTTTATCATTTTCCTTATTAAACTTTTCAATAATTGTTAAATCTTGGAATATATCACATTGTGATATTCTTTGTATTGTTTGATTCTTTATTTTGGCTGATATCATACTCGTCGGTCACTTTATATACTTTTAAGATTCGTTTTGGTATTGTAGTTTCAGGAAGTTTAATACTAAATAATGATTCTTGGGAATCTATATCTTCTGGCAGACTAATGTATTTTTCTTCATTCATTATTTTATAGATGTAATGTAAGTCTCTTTAATGTAGTTTGTAAAAACCTCAAATGCTGCATGATTATATTCTTTGATAGAATCTTCCCAATTTTCAATATTTTGAAGGCCGCTATTATATACGTCTATGTCTAATAATAAATCATAACACGTTATTACAGATGGATAAAATTTGTTGGGAATACCAAACTGAACACAAACATAATGTTCTTCCTCTTGAAACTCTTCCAAAATTATCGCACGAGTTATATTACTCTTTTTTAAAGAATCATTTATTCCGCGAGCTTTTGAAGTTTCAAATATTTTATTAATATCCGTTTTTTTAATACAAGGAAAATTATTTATATATCGCATTCCAATGCGCCTTGCTTTAATATCTGGTAATTGCTCTTCTAGGCATTTGATAATTTCCAATACACGATCTTTATAAATGCTATTATCTTTATAATGCTTAGACTCAAGAACTATAGATTTTTCTCGTGGAGAAAGTTTTAGTAATGTACCTTCACCTCCATCAAAGATAAAGGTTTCAAATAACTGTTCAGTTACCTGTATATTATTTAAATCTAAATTATAGTTATGGCATGTCTCAGTTTTAAAGCTTAAGTATTTATCTTTAAGATTATTTGCTAGCATTTTAAAGTCTATTTTAATATTTTCTTGCAGATCAATACGCAGAAAAAAATGGCTTATTTTATTTTTTGTAAGTGTTTTACTTTCGCCTGACATAGTATTACAATATTAAGAGTTTAACATTAAAAAATAACGTTTTTAACAACTAGTACTTACACATCTCACCCTTTATTTATACGCAAATATAAAAGTTATTCTTGTAATATCAAATATTTCACTATGTAAAAATAAAAAATAATATAAGGCGATCATTTCTGACCGCCTTATATTATTCGGATATTATCTCTTCAACCTCTCGGTTTACTTCTTTATTTTATCCTTCACAAATATATAAACTCCTGACGAGATAACCAACACAATCAATGCAATAATAGTGATTCTGCCGGTATTCATTTCTATCTTTTGCCACTTGGTGAGTTGCTTCTCTACAGGATAAGGAACACGAATAGAATCGGTTTTATTAAAATAGACGCTGTCCGTGCCGAAGATGTACTTGTTTATGTATTTCGTCCGATACTTATTCAAAAATACCGTATCTCCTTTGATATACGAAGAAATCGAATCATGTAAATAGATGGAATCATGTTTTTGCACAAGTTTATCGACATACTTCGTTTCCGTTCGTACACTTTCAACCGGTACATACTTAACCGATCGGCATGAGGTCAGCAACATCATAAATATGATGATAGTGTATATGTACGTTTGCTTTCGTTTCATATCATCAATCTTTAATGGTTATCAAAACATCTTCTTTATCGGCTAAAGTATTCTGAATGCGTTTATTGAACTCATCAGACCACTTGCGTGAATTAGTCAGACCACCTATTAAGGTATTCTCGCCAACAAGAATGCAGCCTTCCGTATCTTCAGCCTTATTACCGGGATGAATGCGAATGGCTTCAAACTGCGGAACGCTGTTAATGAGTGGCATTACTCGTTTGAACTTGGGGGAGTAAGTCATCGTTACCCGGTAAGTTCCGGCAGGAATGGCCGTCCTGCCGAAAACTTTGGATTCTTTTGTAAGGTCTCTGACTTTATCTTCAAGTGTGTTGCAGAAGTATTTCCCATCGATGGCCATCTTTCCGATGGTATACGTCTCTTTTTTCCAAAGTCTGTCAACCGTTATTTTCATTGCCCTTTTCCTCCTGTTGTTTAATGATATTGAAAATCTTATCGGCTTTATCCTGACCATAAGCAGTGGCAATACTTTGCATCATGGCAATCGGATCGTGTGTTTCGGTCCGTCCTTTGTGCATGTTCTCCCGGATAGAAATAACCTCTATGATTATCTCTGATATGGCACAAAGAGTACAAAGTACTGGAAAGTCAACAAAAAAGGAAAGGCAGCAATCTATCAGAAACATCAGAAAATAATACATCATATAGTCTCTGTCCTTACTTATAGTCTGACGAAGTCCGAACGATGTTGTTTTAAAGTTACCTAATCGCTTACTGGCCTTGATGCCGGTAACCAAGTCAAAGATACTTGATATGTTTATAATAACAGCCAAAACCGCAGATACAAGCAACCACATTGCTATTTTTGAGGTTTCTCCTGTGAGGAGATATGATATAAATAACATCTTCATTATTTGCCCTCCTCGCTTTCTATGGTACCTTCCACTTTCGTTTTAATTTCGGTAACCAACTGATTGAAAACTGCCACATGAGCAAACAAGGTACTGCCGTCATTTACATTCGCTGAAGCATCATTACCGTAAGCCATGTTTCCGAGATATTGTCCTTGCTTGTCTTTAATAGTACAGCCGCAAGCAGTCAGTTTGTTACCCACGTATCTGTACTCAATTTCATACTTGGCCGTCTCAGTTTCATAAGAACCGGTAACGGTCGTTTCAACTTTTGTTTCAACAATCAAATTTGTCATAATCTTTATTTTTTAGGATTGATAATCTTGTAAAAGCCCTCTTTGATGAAAGCTTTGTAATACTTCTCTAGAAACTTCTTCACGATTTCCACCTCTTCGTTTGTAAGATCGACCTTTTCTTGAAGGTAAATTTTTCGGGCAAGTTCGAGTTCTCCGATGTCTTGAGTTTCAGCATAAATGGTATTACCCAAATCTTTCGATATGTCCAGCACTTGTTCTTTGCCTTCGATATCTTGTGTTTTGATTTCTCTAAAATTAATTTTCATTGTCTTTATTGTTTTGTTTATATTTAGTTACATTCTTGTGGTATAATCAATCCACCATATATTATATGTTCTATTCCAAAGTAATATGACTCCTTGCCATCCACCAACATCTACTGTCGTATTAGTGTTTGACCTATTTTTATATGTTATAAAATGTCCCCCGCCTGAAATAGTGACGCCTCCCGATTCACATCTTCTTATGTAATAAGCTTGGTTATCTTTTGGACTAGATGGCAGATATAATGTTATCCAATTAGTGTTGAAAGTGAAAATGGTGCTATCCATGTCGTCTAATGTCTGACTAGTACTTAGATTCCTGCTACGGGGCCTGAATCCACAAATACTCCCAGACGGTATATATAAGGCATGGTTACCGCTCCTTAAATCATCATCATATTGAGTGGCACCTGTTGCATTAATATATAGTCCTATGTTTGAATCACTACTTCCGCTTGCTTCACAGGCACAAGCAAGTACCGGTATGTTAGGACTGTCTTTTCGATTGTTTTGAAATACCGCGGTCGACATCATGCCGGTAGTAGATGATAGAACGTTTTCACCGATTCTCACCGATGTACCATGACTAATATTCCAAAGGGATATAGCAGCGTCACTATCGGATCCTTGATTTGTGAGCTTATTTCCATCAATACGCAGAGCTCCGATCGTACCAGTATTGGCTGTTATTTTCCCTGAAACATCGGCATTGGTCATTTTCACCGTATCGACGCTTAAATTTTTAATGGTGGCGTTACCCGCATCTATCGTTTGGGCACTGATACCTTGAGCAACAACGTTTTTAACGTCTATCAAACTCATCTTCAGAAAAGCACCGCTTATTAAGCCTTCCTCTTTCATCGCCTGTTCTACTAGGCTTTTATAGGCGAGATCGCCCAAACTTTTTGTTAGAGTACCTAAGCTGTTATTGGCATTATTCGCCGAATCCTGTGCGCTCTTAATACGTCCGTCCACATCACTATAATCGGATAGGGATTTGAATGAAACCATTCCTGTAAGGCTGATCTTCTTACCGAAAAGAGAAATACCACCTGTATCGATAGCGAATGAAGCTTTTATTTCGTCGGTAGTTGGTGTAGCGTCCACTTCTGTCGTATCAAACACCGTAGCATAAGCCACATACCAAGTAACCGTTCCGCTACCTGTCAAATAGAAGAAGTTTGTCGAGCTGAATGTACCGGTAGCCCCACATGTCAGGACACAAACATATTCTGTCCAAGTACCTGTACCTTTTTGAGAAGTCAACCATTTTAGGCTTCCCCCGGACCCATAAGCATTTGATGCCCAATTTATCGTATAACCGATAGGAATATTAGCTATAATTCTGGTGACAAGAATCGCCCCGGCACGTGTCTGTGTTGCAAAATAGAAACCGCCCAAACCTGGAGAGGCTGTTCCTGTATTATCAACTTTCAAACAATAGCCCGAGCTATTTGGATTTCCACTAATGCCGGAAGTCCGGACTACCGTAACCGTTCCGCCTCCGCTATTGTTATAGACGTTGATACCATTATTTCCGCTCGAAAATGTCGGATCACGATACAACATCTTGCCCCTCATATAAGAAGCGATGTTTGCCGTTTGTTGGGCGACGGTAAGGCAGATTGCATCGGGGGTTATACTCGCTTCGGCCGATTTCATTCGACCGCCCAAATCAGTAACATCCTTTTGTGACGCTTTTAAAGCTATGTCTTTCGAATTCTGTTCAATCTTAGTAGACTGCTCCAAAACAGTCTTGCTGAGGGTATCAACAGTAGTTTTAGTTGCATAGCTTGTCATTTGGTCGCCTACAATTGACTGCGTATAGGATTTGACAATCGTGTAATCAACGACGGTAAACGAATACCTCTCTATCTTGACAAAACTACCATAAACAATCTTTATATCGACATATCCCGATTTGGTGTTATTCGGTACAGATACAATGGACACATTAAGTCCCGAAATGCCGGCAGAGCAATTTGAAACGGAATCGATTGAAATGACAGGAGTGACGGCCGTAGAACCCTGATAGAGTTTTACGGTCGTACTTGCTGCGGACAAACCATTTACGACCCCATTAGAATCGGCATTGAGCATAACGGAATAGGAGCTGAGAGAGCAGCTATAACCGTCCTTAGTCGCTCTCTTAACCGTAAATGTGTTCTGTGCCAGCATCGTCATATCTTATCCCTCCAATTGACAACCGAAACTGGTCACTTGTCCGGAGATTAAATCCGACTCTGAAATGGCCAGACTGTATTTTCCGCTAGTACTGTCAAGAGTGGCGGTCTTGTACCCTGATGCCCCCCATGTGGTATCGAGAACTCCGGCCGCCGTATTACGGTAAATCTTCACCGTCATCGTTGAAGTGAATCCCGATGCGGTCATATAAGATGCCCCCTGGCGAATCATAAACTGAACGGTTGTAGAACCTCCCGATACTACAGAATCGCCTGTGGGAAAGAATACGTCAATGTCGTAAGGGTCTGACATGTCAACGAGTGATATGGTGTCGGATACCGTCTTATTATAGGTTGAAGAACCCGAATCGGTATCCTTGCAGGTACAACGGAAGATGGCCGTATTGAGTACTGCGCTTGACGGTATCGTAATCTCATTCGTGTTATAACCGGTAATCCCGAGCGTATTGGATGATGTGATTGTCGTCCATGAACCGCCCGATAGAACTTCCCACATATATGTAACATCCGTCGTATCGATGGTGGAGCCACGATACATGTCGCAGTGGGCTTTGAGTGTTGAAACCTGCCCATTCTTGAATATCTGGTCTTGCGGAGCGTATGCGACCGCCCTTATGCTTGTACCTGTATTCGATACCTTGACAATGTTGATGGTCGCTGTGATCGGAATTTCTACAAGTGTCGTCGGCTCCACATAAATGGCGTTAAATACAATGCTGTATTGCGAATCCGACACGAGATTCTTTTTGATTGTCAGTGCATAAGGAGCCGATGCCGATGCCGTAGCACTGAATGTTGACAGCGTTCCGCTTCCGTTGATGGTGATTGTGGGAGCCGCCTTTAATTTTGCGATCTGGTCGGAAGATTGCCCCGAGATATACAGTGCCGGTGTAATCACGAGATACGGACTGGCCGCGAAATCCGGTGCATACGTAGATGGATCGGGTGTGAATATCTGCGTAGTCGGAACGTTTGCCGATAAGACGAAGTTCAGCGTCTTACCGTTTACGATTCTCTTTATCGAGAATGATGTCTGTGCTTGAATCATAACAATATGTTTTTAAATTAGAAATTTGTTGTTGAGATCACTTTTTTGTCATTATCCAGAAACTGACAGATGAAAGCCGTATCACCCGCCAAATCCTGATAAGTAATGTCTATCGAAGAGGCGGAGGATTCATGCAGCTCGTTCCATGTAGGATCACCGGCTGTATTCTCCGACACTCTACTCCAAACGAATCGGGTTGACGGCAGTGTATCCGTTATGTCTTTCTCATTGTAGAATATCCGAATAGATAGAGTGGCCTTGTAGGTGGTTTGTCCTTCCGTATAGAACTCGAACATGGGACTTGTGAACTTCTCAATCCGGTACCCTGTATGTTGTGTTAAGTCCGTCACGCTACCATCTTCAGTTTGTATCCGGAACGATTTGGCAACGAATTCATCTCCTTTCGGTGATAGTACAGTTTTCCTTTTACCTTCTAACGAATAGGCATTCACGCCCGCATATTCGATAAATGCGGGAGCATCGTCACCGGTAACGACAATCTCGATCAGATTCTGTCTGTCGGTATTTGTCCTATTGCCCATTTGAACGATAGAATCTCCAGCAGTAGGTATGTCCGTTCCGTCACAGTCCGTTTTTGAAAGCTCTATATAATCGTCTCCGACAGCTGTGACGAGACGCCAATAATACTTATTCGCTACACCTGTATATTTGCCCGCCTTGATATTGAAAGTCTGACAGCGTGCCTGGTCGCCTATGGCAAAGCCATTTATTGTAGCCGTCGTTCCGTCATCAGCCAGGAAATAACATTTGTAAGATGCATCCGTTTCTTCCACTTTGCAAATCTTACATCCCGCACTCGAGAAGATGATGTTACCGCCAACGTACGATAGCTTCCGAATTTCAAGTTCGCTAAATATTGCTTTCACTCTCACCAGCAGCTCGTCGACTTCCATATAAGACTTACCGTCCGCTTTTTTGTAAACGGCAAAGCCAGAGCCAAATTGCCCTGCCGTGAAATTGTCAGACTTCAGAAATGTAGTAACGATACCGCCGAGGAGCTTTACGAGGAATTCGGTAGAATCTTCCTTATCTTTGCGCATAAACATGCCTACAGCCCTTAAGGCCGACAAAAAAGAAGAATCTTTAATATCCGTATCACTGATATTGTCAGTCGAAATGATGATATCGGATAATGATTTGCCACCTATTTTCAGACCTTTGATAAAAGTGATGACTTCAGATGCGGTATCGGCGTCCGTTTTGGAAAGATATATTTTTTTAAGACTCTCCATCGCAGCGGATATTTCTTTTGAAAGTCTTTTCGTCGATGGTACCTTTTCATCGGAAAATGCTTCATTAGAATTCTCAGTGATAATCCTTGACGTTATTTCAAACAAAGTTCGCAAGGAAGACAATACGTTGCTGTCCGTAAATTGGGTATTGTCAAGCTTTTTAATGATGTCCACATTACTTGTACCATTAGGCACTACCGAAATATTTCCGCTATTTATAACGGTAGTCCCTTTTGGGTAGTTTCCGCTTCGCGGAGTGGATGGTATACTTCTTGATATGACGTTTACGTCTTTCATCTTTCTATCATTTTACATTCAAACTTATTAAGTCCTACGGTTATCGTTCCGCCTGAAATAATGAATTTCTTATTAACAATATAATTGTCCGACAAAATTGAAATAGGGTTTAGATCGTCTGAATTATTGATTTGCTGCGTTAATTTCAGCCTTGTATGATCATATCTATTAATGATTCTTTTTATAAGTGACTCTTCTAGTCGGACAAGTTTAGATTCAATGGCGGAATATAAATTATCTTTTAGATAATCATTTCCTAGTGTTAGTTTTGAATAACACGCACCATCTTCGTTATAAGAAGAAATTTTCAATTCTATTTCATCTAGTTCATTTACATAGTCACTATTTACTACGTTCTCGTATGTTCTATCAGTTCCGCTAGAGCTTTCAGCTGAAGTTACCCCGTCTGATTTAGAGAATGTCAATTTAAAATCTTTTATATATACAGCGGATACCTCATCGTCTACTGTTGGGGTGTAGAGATGAAATTCAGGACTCCCAAATATAGGGGTTGACGGTAAAGGTATAATATATCCGGATGCAGAGCTATAAGGCATTCCGAATGTTTTTGTTTCTGGAAAACCTCTATATTCTGTATATGATTCCTCCTTTTCAATTTTAATAGTAAATTTGCTTTCTGTCGTCGTCCATGTTAAACCATTCCAATAATAATCACCAATCTTTAGCATCATTGTAAAAGTAATGTCGGTATTACTCCCGCAATTGGTATTATATGAATGTACTTTTTTATCTTTGCTTGCAGCCACAGAACCGGTTAAATAAAAACACCCGTCCGCATAGGCTGAAAGAGGTAGTTGATTTTTAAAGCTGAGTAGGTCTAAATTATCAGGTAAGGTGTATTCGTCTTTTAATGACTTCTCACCGTATGCTTTTGCTGATTTCAAATATAAGGCGATGCAGTTGTCGTAAGCTATGCTTCCCGTAGTCCAAGATGCTTCCCCGAATTGATTTAATTTATAAGATGCAAATGTGTTTCTAACTATAAATGATCCCAGATATAAATAGCTAACAATCTTACCAATATAACTGGATAATTCAGGTATAGTATCACTATAGTTTAAAGTATTATATATTTGAGTATATGTTTCTACTATCGAATCAAATAGATAACCATCCGCGTTTGCGTCACCTATGCTCCCCAACACTCCAACAAAATCCGGTTGAAATCCCCAAGTGAAATTGTTATTATTTATTTCACCAACCTTTTTTAATACACGATAGTATTTCTGTTCGGGGAAAATATCGCCTACATTATAATTTGAATCCTTAACGGTACATTTCGTATACCCCCCAATAATATCCAATGTATGATCACCTCCTTTAAACCCGATATTTTGAACGATTAATGTGTTAGGGGTATAAGTGCCTGATTTAGTTGTTAAAGCTCCGTCATAAATCCAATAATCACCCATGTGGTCACAGTCCACAAAATAGATAGAGCCCTTAAAATCCACACATGTCCATGCTAGGATTTTGCATATACTTTCCAATATCTCTTTTAATTTCATGGCTTTACCATCTTCATCGAAGAAGTTTTGTTCTGAAATAAGCATACTATCTAAGATATTCTTTGTCTTAGTAGTGTAATTATCTGCGGAATCGGAATACACATAGGGGATATAAACAGAAGAATAATTGCCATTCGAAGAGGTGATACACTTCTGTAGTAAATACCATAAGGAAACGAATTGTAAAGTGTCTCCCCTTTTTGAATAATCAATGTATTCAAGTGTAGAAAGAGAGGAGATACACTCTATTTCTAAAATGAAAGTCGTAGAGGTGTAGTCTTGTGTATATGTCTCAGGTTTTACAAATCCGCACCATTTGACTACTCCGTTTTTAAGAAGAGTAACCCTATGTTGCTGATATGAAGTAGTGGATAGATTCATAAGGTAATCGTTTCCGGCAATACTTATTTTTGCCGTAGAAAACCTAGTCGGAGTATATATAAAATCTTCATCCTCTACATCTATTGTGAAAGGTGTTTCCCCTGCCTGTAGCTCGATGGATACTCCTGTATAATCTTTTTCTTCTATGTTTATGACGCAAGGATCATTCTCTAATGTCATAAAAGGTATTGTATATATTAAACCATAGCTCATAATGTTTTTCTCCCTCTTCTTTTTAATTCATTGTTTATGGTCAATAAAATATCTGTTCCTCTCACTTTTGAGGTAATGGTACTGCTTATGGCGGAACCACCACCTAACGCCCCGCTATTTATAGCCCTGAATAGATTTGATTGTTGTGATTTGTTTAAAATCATCTCTCCGCTGTTCACTCGAGCCAGCACATTATCTCCACTAGTGGAATTTCCGCCTATAATACCCCCTGTAGCAAATGCAGGAATTTGCGCTGCTTTTATCATGGCTAACATAGCCGTAACTTGACCGGAAGCTAATCCTGCACCAATAAACGGGATACCTGCATAAGCTGCTGCACTTTCAGCAGCCATTAACCCTTGTGCAGATATTTGAGCCGCTTCGTTAGCTACTACTTCTGCTGCCTTTGCTTCAACATGAGCAGTTGCGCCAGCGGTAACAGCAGCAGTTTCTGTAGTTTGAGTTCCTGCTTGCACGATCGCTTCTGCTTTTTTTGCGAGCCCTAATTTTGTTGTTAATTCAGTCAGGTTTTCTATGGTATCTGACACGGAATTTATAGTATCTATCACAGAAGAAAAGGCATCCCACAAAGACATTAATTTCTTCCATGCACTAGCATTGCTTCCTAATGTGCTAGTAAGATTTTCCATAGCACTCTCTATGTTTTCTACGCCGCTTACAGCATCTTTTATCCCATCCCAATTAGTCCTCGATACTTCTTTTTGAATGTCTTTAATGTCTTGCTTTAAAACTGCTAATTTCAGGACGTTCTCTTTGCTTTCAGCATCTTTTATCAGTTTATCTATCTCAGAAGAAACATATCCACCTAGCTCCTTTGCCTTATCTTTAAGTACTTGAACATATTCTTCGATTCTTTGCAACTCTTCTTCGTTGGATTCGTTCTTCTGCTTCCTATAGTCAAAGGTGGTATCCGTCTTTTTATCTTTAAGTGTCGGTATATTGAGGTTCTCTATGGTCGCTTTCTGCATTCGTTTAACGAATTCATCGGCTCCGTCTCCAATATTTTTTATGGATATAGCGGATTTTGCGGCCTCAAGAGACAAACTCGAAACTGCGCTATTATAGTCTTCTTGGGACATAAGCCCGTCTTCAAGCATCTTTCTATTAGTCTCTACATCTTCTGCGTATTTGCTTTGAACTCCTGAGAGATCAGACAGAGCGACATCATATTTTAATTTATCCAAGAATCCGTTTGCGTCATTTCCTATATTCTTTATTGATAATGCCTTATCGGAGTAGGTTTTGGCTAGTTCCTTTGTCTTTTCGCTTAATTCCTCCTGAGTGATATTCCCATTTTCAAATTTCTTTTTATATACGTCAAGTTTATCTTCATATTCTTTGGTTACATCGTTAAGTGAATCTATGGGATTTGTTTTTGGGTTATCTACTCTATTTTGAAGCATTTTATAGAAAGAGCTTCCTAGTACGCCTTTATCTCCGGATGCTTTTGCTTTTGCAAGGGCGTCAACATTCAGCTTGTCATACGCTTTATTGTAAGCTGTTTGAGTAATAAGATGGTTTTTTAGTTCTTCATTAAGTTTCTGATAGGTCCTATTATATGTCTCTTCCTCTTTCTGTAATTCAGTTTTTTTAGTAGGAGTAGTGGGAGTAGTATCCATTTTAGGCAAACTATTAGGAATATAGGATTGAGCCTGCTTATGGTAATAAATTTTAGTCTCACTTATTGCTTTGAGGTCTGCCAAATCATTAACCATCGCTTGGTAAAAGGCGTTTGCGTTTCCTGTTACGCCCGTCCTTTTCACTATATCATCATATCCGGCCTTATCTTTGCGGAGTTGGTCCATCGTGCTAGTCCTCTTATCGTCCATCTCCAATTCTTTCTCAATAGCATGTTGAGCTCTTGCTGCATCCTCTAAATATTTTACCCTGTCTTTTACGGCTTTTGTTATATTGCCGTTTACTTTCAAGCTTTCACTATCAATGGTGAAATTTGTTTTTAGTTGGGTGTTTAATTCTTTGAGTACATTTTTTCTGCTTGCAAGATTATTTTTGATATTATCAATATAATCTAACTCGTTTTTTAATTTAATTGTTTCATCGCTGCTGCCGACGCTTTTCATATCTTTCTTTGCATCAGAAAGCATTTCTCTTGCCTTTTTAGCGCGTTCGTATGAATTGTATATTTTTGTACCTATCATTGATATTATCGTGAATAGCGCCATTGGAACGGCGTACGATAATATGGATTTAATAGCTACGGCAAATCTAGCGGTAGCTGTCTTAATTGTATTTAATGTCTTTTCCCATTTAGATGGTATTACGGCGGACGATGCGTCTATGGCAGAAATTCTCGCTTCCTCTGCGGCAGCAGCTTCCCTTTTTATGTATTTGAAATAATCTTTACTAGCGTTTTCGATTCTTGCCGTAGCCGCCTTAGTTTCTTTTTCGGTTTTTGAATTTATATATGCTGTTTCCGCAAGTCTCATTTCTTCTTCTGCGGCCATCCTCTTTCTTGTTATGTCTGCCAATTTTGAGGAGGTTTTATTTGCATCTTCCACTAATTCTGCATTGCGTAGTTTTCCTAAAGATGCTACCGTTTCTTTTTTGGCTAGCTCTTCAGCTTTTAGTGCGGCATCTAATCTTATTTTTGACTGTAACGATCCTCCACTTCTTTCAACTTCAACCTCTGCGGCCATGCGCTCTTTGGTTGCATCTACTAAAAGTTTGTTTGATTTATTAGCCTGAATTTCTAATGCTTTTGCTTGAGACGCACTCGATTTTATAAATTGAGCCCCTTTCGAAAGAGCATATCCGATAACAACAGACCAAAAGGTCGATACAATATTTTTTATATTCCCAGCTGCTGTTTTTATTAAAGATGTTATCCCATCTATCAGTGATTTATATTTCTCCTTTACAGTCGTATTCTTTTCCATTTCTATAAACGCGTTATCCATACGTTTGATAGAAGTTTCCAAGTTATCTGTATTAACATTTGGGATAAGTTTGTTTAAGGCATCGGCAAATTTTGGTAACACATCAGCAGAAAGAAGTTGCCCTTTTTTCATAAGGTTGTCAAGGCTTCCTATTGAACCTCCGGCAGCCATCGCCATCGCATTAATGGCAACAGGAAGTTTTTCACCCATCTGTAAACGAAGTTCCTGTGCTTGAATCTTTCCTTTACCCATCATTTGGGTTAATGCGAGAAATACGGAATTTGTATCTTCTGCCGTCAGAGAGAAAGCAGTACAGGCTCTATCTACCGATTCAAATATCTTTCTTTGATCGGCAAGTGGCATATTCATCAAATTTCCTGCTGCCGTGAATTTTGCAAACTCGCTAGTAAGAACGTTTACATTCGTTCCATACTTTTCGGAAAGTTGTATTGCCCACTTTTGATTCTTAACATACTCTTGTATAGACGGAGAGATATTTTTAAGTGCCGTAGTTGCCCTATTGGTTTCTCGTGCCGTATCAATTAGTTTAGAGACGAATCCAGTTATAGACATGTCCGCAACCCGTAAAGCGGCAATAAAAGTCGCTACCTGCATCCGCATGGAAGCAAAACCACTTTTTACACTACTTACTCCGTCTTTGAATTTGGCGGTAAGCAGATTTAGCGCGATGGAAAAATTAAGCTGTGCCATTGTCCTGCTTTTTATATTGATTCATTATTTTTTCAAATTCTTCTTCACTCATAACCTCTGTTTTCTCTTCTTCTTCTTCATTGTCCCAGGGGAAAGAAAGAATGTCTTCAACTCCATTCTTAAGTTTAGAGGTATCCATGTGCGGTAACATGGTTAAGAATGTAAACGTTCTCTTATCTTCAAGTTCTGTACGTCTTTTTGTTTCTAAAGATTTAGCTAATAAAGGCAAATCTTGTATTTCCATTTCTTCCATTACAAAATGAGGGTCAATACCGGAAACGATTAAAAATGATATAATGTCCTTCATGCATCCTTTATTATCGCCATCCCCTTTTGAGTCTTCTGATTTTGGCATGAATTGAGACGATACGGTAAGGTATTTGCTAATACCCTTTATCATTTCTCTTACGACCTTTTTGTTTTTAAATACTTCCTTAAAAACATCAAACGTGACATCTGAATTATCACAAACATATAGCAGATATTGAATGTCTTCCTCGGAGGAATAATCCATATCAAAAAATGATTTGCCGGTAATCTGTTCCCAGCGTATTATATTTTTAAGTGTAATCTTCATACATAAAGAGGGAGGTTAATCGCCTCCCTCCTCCATTTAATTATACAATAGATGAATTTTAGCCAGCTTGCTGTGCGGTACCGGCAACGGGAGTTAGCGCTCCTACACCTTTGAAAGTAGCACTACAGGTAGCCAATGTACCTGACTCGGATGTTAGTTCCAAAGAGGTGATAATTGCCTTACCTGTATACGACTTTTGTGTCGCATCCGGCGTGAAAGTACCTCCGAAAGCATCTTTGTCAGTTGATGCTCCAGGAGCGAATTTGAAACTAAGAGGAGTACCTGCTATCCATGCGTCCAAAAGGGTGTCATAGCTGTATGCACCTGTTTTCTTGGTTGTAAGAGCATCACTAGTAATACTGAATGATCTTTTTCCAGCTAAAGAGCCAGCCCAATCTCCCATCATCTTGTTGGAGACGTCTATTTCATCCGTTGTAGCGGATAGTTTGCTTGATTTTTCGAATGCCAACGGATTGTCTTCGATAAATAGCATAAGCGAACCTTTAAAAATGTCCGCACTTGAATCTAATTTTACTGCTGCCATAATTTTATTATTTAATGGTGAATTGAAGTATTTGAATATATTTTCTGTCTACTATGTTCTCTGTTGAGTCTTGTAGCCTTATTTTACTTATGCTTCCTGTATAATCACCTACAAGACATTTAAATATAGCCATCGCTATTTGTTGTGAGGTTAAATAACTTTCTGCCACCACTCCGATATTAACTATTGCGACAATATCGGATATTCCCTCTTTTGTTTCCTCTGTCTTTGTTCCGTCTCTTTGGTAAAATATGAAACTACCCTCAGTATCATCGGGGGCTACTATGGGATATATTTTATCTAGTACGAACGACTTTATAGCATCGTCAGCTATAAGTAAACTTCTTGCCTCAGTTGTGGCGTTAAATGGATTGATCATCTTCTTGCGTTTATACGTTCTACGTTCATTCTTACTGCTTCTAGCAATTTCTCTGACGCCGGTATTTTTTCGCTTTCAAAGGCGTCCGTCCAAAAGTGATTTGCCGGCATAATTCCTCTGTAAGAGCCATTTTTAGTATACCTTGGTGCGGTACCTCTGTCTACTAGGTGCGCATGATTGCCGGCGTTCTCATATTGTACCCATTTAGTACTTCTTCTAAAACCCACAAGACCGCCAAGACTGTTACGCTTTATATGATTTAAGAAAGAATTCTCGAGTGCACCAGTATGCTTACCATGATAAAGCATCCTTTCAAGCAGATTGGTTTGCCCTTTGCGCTTGAAAACATTCAGAGCCGCACGTATGCCGTTTTTAATGGATTTGTCTTTTTCGAAGTCTTCAAGATTCCGGACCAAGTACAAAACATCATTTTCGTCATATTCTGCTACTATCATAAGTTCAATTTTTCAAGCGTTAATTTTATGGAGTTGTCCTCTATGATTCTTTCCAATAGTTTTATACGATATGTTGTACCATCGTAAGCGACCCTACATGTGTCTTTTATTCTCTGATAGTTCCTCAATTGGAAAACCATGTTTGTATCGTCAAAAAGCTCTTTTGCGTTAACATCCGACTTTATCACAATCGTATTGCTTTTGAGTTTTCCCGCTTTGCAAGAGAAAGCTTTTTGATAACTTTTTGTTTCCTCACCTGTTTCATTCTTGCTTTTTACAAGCTCTAGGAAGTCTAACGTATATATTAGTGCGCCTGCATTCATTTTGAATAGTCTCTATAAAGATCAATTAGCCATTTAGAACCTTGTTCGAGAGGTCTTGACGTTACGGACACGGACTCTTCTCTGTTCTTGTAATAAGAACCAATATTGAGGAGCATAGCTTGTTGCAAAGGTTTAGGTACTCCTTCAGCTCCAAGTTGCAATAATTCATCAACTGAAATATGGAGCTCACGTGCTACCTTTTCCTCTGCCACATCACATAAAAGCTGAATGTAGGAATCGTCGTCCGTAAACCACGATTCCACATTACAGTGCTTTTTTGCTATATCTAAAGGTATACAGCTCATTATTACTTCATTGTTGCGAATGAGAACGACTCCTTGCGGACGAAGCCCATATCCCAATAAGAATTGATGATAATTCTTACCTTTGCATTCAGCCCCTGAGTGTACTGATCTACGAGTAGATTAATAGAGCCCCATTGTCCCAAGAAATATTGAGACCAATCACCGTATGTTATTGCGTATTCGTCTGCTCCTGCCTGCAATTTAGACGGAAGATTAGTAGAGCGAAGTGCCTTGTAAGCATTCAACATACCAGGACCATCATTACCGAATACGAATCCACCGGCGCCACTATTATCCTTTACTTTGGTTTTTGCTTTTCCAAGAAGTGCGGGATGCATGATATAGGCTAAATTGCCAAGCAGTGCGTTGTTGCAGTCCGCTTCTGTTTCCATCTGTACGATTTTAGCCCAAGACATATCACCGGTAATTTCTGTTGGGAGCTCTTGGAACATTCCATCAGGAATAAGATCATCGTGAGCAGAATTAGAGAAAGCGGTGGCTTCAAGTTTCTGTGCAAGAGCGGTAGCGAGCAAGTTTCTAACCAATCCGTCTACAGAAATGTTTTCCTGAATAAGGAGCTGCTCGGAAATGTCCACATACGCCGTAAGACGGTGAGGTTTGAAAATACTTCCGGCAGAAATAGCATTTGCGCCATCTTTAGCAGCGGTATTTTCACCCTCCCAGAATACATTCGCTTTAGAGGTGCTAGGCCACATGATATTTCCACGAAGTCCTGTCATCATTCTTACGCCTGCTTTGGAAAGAACCAAATTAGGCTCGAGGGGTAACAGCATTTCCTGCTTGTCCGTATCAACAACAACGCCCGTTGCTGCTTCATTTGCGGCAGTGAAAGTCGCACGGCTTTCAAGAGGAATATAAATAGACCCTTTCGAACGTTTAGTGTCTATGCCTGTCATCTCTTGTGCTTTTCTAGCCTCTTCCAATACTGAAGCTTCAGAGTCTCTTTGCTCTTCTCCATACATGGCAGCTACAATCGCCCTACGAAGAGAGAACCGTTCATTTTTCTTTTCTTCATGAGGCTTTCCCTTTGAACGATTTTCCTCTTCCAAACGATCCACTTCGACGTTAATTTCTTGCATTCTGCACTGAATGCTACCGAGTTCTTCCTGCTCTTTGTCATTGAGCATTCTTTTTTCACCTTTTGCGGCATTGGTGATCTCTGCGGAGCGAGTAGCGAGTTGCTTTTTTTCGTCCCGGAGTTCTGTTGTACTTTTTTCTTTTGGCATGATAACTTTTATTAAATGTTGATACTTTTATTTATGTTCTCGTAATAACTATCTAGCTCATGGCTTGCAATTTCTTCCTCTGATTTTTCGAGGTCTTCTTTACCTCTCGTATAAACAGATGTTTTCGAATATGCGGCGCTATATACCGGGGAAACGTCATAGAGATTGCCTATTTTATGAATCGTTCTCGTATAGTGTCCGTCTTTGTCTTTTGTCCATGTGTCCGACTCAACATCGAAGCTGAAAGAAGACTCACTTATTTCTCCCCGGTCCAAATGCTCTATCGTTTCCACCCCTATGGATGATTTAGGAGCATCAAAACGATACAAAAGCCCTTTATCGTCAACACTAAGCGATAATGAACCGCTTCCTTTATTCGAACGGGCTAATACGCCTCTGGACGAGTCGTGATTTAAGAGCGCAAACACATCTGATTTGGCTATTACACCATCAAGAGCTCCCCTTTCTATGATTTCAGTGAAAGAAAGTCCATCTGACGGAGTGTTAAACAGAAGAGCATAGCCCTCAACCGTCCTTTTTTCTTCATCTGTCTTTACCTGGATTTGGTTTTGCAGATTTCTTACTTCTTTTTTATTTTCTTCCATGAGTTTTTATATTAACATTTAAAGTGTCGGACATTTTTCATTCTATATTTTTTGAATGGTCTCCTTTTTTTGAGTAGGGAGCATGGCGTTATCAAGCGTTTGTACATTTACCTGCACAAATGCCTTATCACCGTTCTCTATTTTGGGTAAATTATTGGCTCTACGGGCCTCATTAGGCGTCAATGCACCTATATTGAATAAATTCTTATTATATTCTCCTTGTGCCGCCTTATCGGTACGGAGAATAGCGGAAGTGTCAAATTCTGCCGAGAATTCATTTCTTTCGCTTGGCAAAAATAATTTTCTGTTAAACTCCAGCTCTATTTTTGTGATAACAGCCAAAAGAGTGTCGGTCAAATACTGTAATTGGGTAGCCTCAACAGTGGAATAAGAAGACTTCGAAAGATCGAAAGCTTTTACAGGGGAAACGGAAAAGAAACGGCATATATCCACTACGTTAAACTGCCTACTCTCGAGAAGTTGCGAGTCTTTCGGGCTTACAGTAATAGCCTGATAATCGAAATTAGCCGGCACTATTACCATTCCATTAGGTTTACCCGTTACGGGATTAAGCCTATTTTGCCATGTTTCATAAATTTCGTCTTTTTGATCCTTTGTAACGGGAGGCCCCGCTACCTGCTTCAGCATACTCGATGCAGAACCGCCTCCCTCAAAGAATCCTTTTGCATGAGCTTCAGATGAAGTAGCTATTCCTAGCGTCTGTGCTGCATGAGTAAGAGTGGAAACACCTATTATTCCGTCGTAAGAGAAATTGAGTACATGGATCATGTCTTTCGGCTCTACTAGGTCGCTAAATCCCGTAACTCTATATCTTTTTCTTTTAAATCCATTGCTATCGGTTATCCATTCAACTGAACATGCCGATGTTGGAATAAAAACCAATTGGATGGGTTGTAATTTATCATCTCTTTCTATATAGGCGTATCCGTTTCCGGTCAAAAGGACAGAAGTCATAAGTGTTTTCATGAAAACAAACCTGGTCATATTCTCATTGGGCTCCAGGTTTAGAAGATTATAAGCGGGGTGATTTTTTGCTTCTGACTTAAACCCATCCTTATCTATTCTATAGACTACAAAAGGCAAAGCTCCTATGCTGTCTGTTATTAAATCCACGCATCGATAGACGGTTGATAAAAGCATAGGCTTTCTCGTACTCGCAAGAAAAGGGATACCATTTGAATTCCATGCCGGGATCATTGATATTTCTCCCTTTGAAGCTTTTCTTATTTCTAATCCTAATATTTTCATTAGATGTTTTATTATTAACATCTAAAGTGTCGGACATTTTAATAAAAATTTCCGTAACGGGGAGAGTAGAGATACATACCAAGACTTTCAATAATGGCAATTACTCCATCGATCTTTTTCTCTTCAAACTCTTTTGTTGGTTTTACGTTTCCGTTTAAATCTCTTTTTATAACAACATTTCTGAAACAATGGCGGTTTATGATATTATTATCTATAACTACCTTTCCTGATAAAATAAGTCTTTCAAGTTCCTTTGTGGGTTGATTAAAATTGCCTATTGCCTGGCTGAATGGTTCCATTGGCAAACCTTTATCTGTTGCGTTGATAACAAACTGCGTAGCATTCCATTTATCATATCCTACGCTTATCATTCTTACCGTCTTTGATACATCTATCATGTCGTTCAATATGATATCATAGTCAACAACATTTCCAGGGGTTATTTTTATTATCCCTTGTCTTCTCCATTCTCCATAAAGCTCCTTAAATCTCTTTTCATACAATGCGGCTTCCGGGAGATAATACTTAACTATAAAATCAAAAGCTTCTTCTGTAGGAAACAGATAACTCACACATGTAAGGTCGGATGTTGAGGAGAGGTCAATTCCGCAAAAGCATTCCATACCTCTGAATTTCTCAAACGATAAATTCTTAGAAGAGTCTAGTAGGTAATGTTCAGGAATCCAAACCTTTTCCGAATCACACCAGATATTGAAAGACTTTGTTTTTATTCCATTTTCGGCAGAGGGTGAGTTCGTAGCCTCTGTGACCTGTTTCCTTAAAAAATCTTCCTGAACAGTAACGTTATAATTAGGACTTGACTTTCCCCATGTTTTCTCGTCTTTCCAATCGTCTTTGTCGTCTTTCTCAAATATAGCCGCGAAAAGAGAATCATCGTTTTTTATTCCTTTTAGGACTTCCGTGCACATCGTTCTATATTCAAAACATGGACTTAATTTGTCAAACCCCGCCGTGGTTATTATTATGGCCAATGGGTTTTCACGCATAGCCTGAGAAGACTGAAGTACATCCCTTAGAGCGGAACTTTTTGCGGCATGGTATTCATCAATCAAATACATCGAAGCATTAAAACCGTCCAACTTTGAGTCGTCTGCGGAGAATACCTGTAAAACTGAAACCATTTTTTCATAGCTTATTTTATCTCTATATGTGTTCAGGTATTTACCTTTGGGGTCCATTCCTTTTGCGAACTGCTTACAGAACTTAAAAGCTATTTTTGCCTGCTCTTTTGAATTGGCCGCTAAATCAACCTCGGCGTCACTTTCATCATCAGCAATTAAATGATAAAGACAAAGACCTGCAGCAAATGCGGTCTTTCCATTCTTTCGGGCTATTTCTATAAAGACATAATTAACCAGCCGCTTACCTGTCGATTTTACGTAAAATCCATATATTGAAGCAACGATAAATTGTTGCCACAGTTGAAGTAAGAACTTTTTGCCTGCATGTCTTCCTGTGAAGTGACGGAGCATACCAAAGAAGTTTATTACTTTATCTACCTTTTCTTCTTTAAACTCGTATTTATCATCTTCCATCAGGTTAAAAAAACGCTTTGCGGCAAGTCTTATCCACTCACCGCTAACAACATCCCCACTTATGACATCTTGGGCATATTTATAATATCCTTTTATCATCTGTATTCCCTTACGAACGAATCCATAGGACACTCTTCGTCGTCATCTGAAGAAAGCGCTTTTATCTGACCTTTCGATTTCATAGTGAACCCATATTCTTTTGCAAGGTCTAAATATTGCGACCAACTTTCTTTCAAAATATTCATCTCTGGGCGCTTAACCTCTTCACCTTTTAAATTTATCTTTGTCATTCCATACAGAGAAATAGTATCTACACATGATAAATATGTGTCATAAGCCGTTGCCATTCTATGTAGATTAGGTATGTCGTATTCCGACAGAACGCCTCTATTATTCAGGTCTCTAACGAAACTTGATATTATTTTCCTAGCATCTTTATGCTTGATCGTCTTTGGAATTTTAAAAATTATGCCTTTCATCTTGGTGTATGCTTTTATAAGAAAACATTTTTTTTGTCGGACAAAAACACTGTTTTAACATTTTGCTACACTTTGGCTTTTTTCAAAAAGTACCGTTTGTGTAAACTCGACTAGGGCGAGGTTTGGCGGGCGAGAACGAATAAAAAATGACCCCATACCCCCGTGGGAATGCTTACCGAGGCGTTCAAAGCTCAACCGGCCGACCATCTGATAGACTGAACCGAAAAGGTTTGATCTATACATGGTACACGACACATATAGGCATAACAAAAGGGCCTACATAGCAGTAACTACATAGGCCCTTAACGGATGGTATAATATCTAATCTATTGGTACTATCTTAAATCTCTTATGACAGTGGGGACACTCTATTATATCAATGTCTCTTTGTACCTCACTCGGCGATGAGAATAGTTGCCACATTGGTACGTTCAATGCAGACGCTATACGTTCATACGTATTTATATTGGCACTCCCTTTTATCTGCAAGCTCAACGCCTGCCTACTTATATGCAACAAGTCTGCAAGTTCTTGCAATGTCGTTGATTGCTCTTTGAGGACTTCTTTTATTCTATTCATTGCTTTCTTTATTGATTATGTTGCAAATATACATTAATATATTTCATGTAAAGTAATTCATTTACTAATTGATGTTAAACATCAATATATTCATTACTTTTTATTTGTGTGTGTAAAGTAATTCATTTACATTTGTATCATAATAATAAAGGAACAAATAACAATTAAACAATAAAACATTATGAAGACTTACAAGATTTACGACCGCATCGATAAGGTAACATTGAAAAGAGTTTATAAGAATTGGCAGACAGCCAATAACGCTGAAAATCGTATGAACTACGAGTACGGATCATATCGATACACAAAGGTAGTAGTAAACAATTAAACAATAGGAGATAAGATTATGAAAAATATCAATTCAATCAGAAGACAGTACGCTTTATTAATGTTTCAAAACGCGATTAATAGATTAGACGGCAAGATAAATGCTGAACAACAAAAAAGTAGAGATAGGCTTATCATTAAAGCCTATGAAAACACGATTAGAACTAATTTTTAAATTAATAAATAACGATTATGAAACTAGAAGATTTGCAAAATAACAGCCAGACCACTATAGTAAGTGGTGGGAAAGAGAAGAGTATTTATTGCATCATGGTTTTACGCATGATGGACACGGAAAAGTTCGCGAATAACTATTGCGGTGCTTTAAGCTTTGTTTGTGAAGTATTCCCCGAAATAGATGCCGATGAACTCGAAAAGGAACTAGATAAATTCATCTAACACGAAATAGCCATGGAAACAAATAAATTAGCTGCTGAAATGATCAGCAAATCGAATACAGGTAATGAAGTCAATTATAGAGATTGCATCTTTTACGGGATGGGGTTATATTGCTATAGAGAGGATGCCGAAAGGGTAGGGATTGAGTTCACAGATAGAGACAACGATTTGTTTGTCACAATTAAACCCGATATTGAGAATGTAGCAAAGATGATAACTTTCGCAAATAGTATAGAATTCTAAGATCATTAAGTTATAACAAAAAGGCGGTCCCAATTGGCCGCCTTTTTCCGTTTTGATTCTTAATATTGAAATATGCTGATTTTTCGAGTTAAAATATTCACATCATCTTTTCAAATACATTTCTTTCTATAGTACTCTTCAGCACTTTTGCGTAAATCTGTGTTGTCTTAATATCCTTATGCCCTAACATCTTTGAGACGGTCTCAATTGGTACATCGTGCGCGAGTGCTACAGTCGTTGCAAAAGTATGCCGGGCAACATGTGAGGTAAGTGGCTTATTTATTCCTAAAATATTCTCGATCGCATGAAGATATAGATTATACTTTTGATTGGACATTACAGGAAGTTTATAATCATACTTTTCAAGTATTTTCATTGCCGGTGGGAGAATAGGCGTATAGAAGTTGCTTCCGGTCTTCACCCTTTTCGAGTCGATAAAATAAAGCGATCCTGATTTTACCACTTCTTTTTTGAAGTCGAATGCCTCTAAGTCGGCATAAGCAATACCCGTATAAATTTGAAATATGAACATATCTCGGACCTTATCGAGCAATGAATTAAAGTTCGTGTTGATGAGTAGATTTATCTCGTCTTGAATTAATGGTTTCCTTTCCTTATATGTTCCTCTATCTATTTTTACCATTCTGTATGGGTTTGATTCTATATAACCCATTTGATAGGCTTTAATCACGTATACTTTGATTCTTTTGTGGTATCCGTATATAGTCGTCTGTTCCCGATTATCTTTTCTAAGATAATCATCGAATAATAATATATTTCTTGGCGTGAGGCTTGCGAATGATTTTATTTTCCCAAAATCCCTTAAAGCGGAATAAGCCACAAAATGCTGCTTTCTGGTGCTCTCTCTGATAGCCGATTTAGTTATCATGTCTTCCATTAGCGAAAGAAAGTCAGGGTATTTTTCTTCTTCAGGTTTAATATACTCGTTCAAATTCTCCATCGTTGAGGCTATTCCGTCTATAGTCATATTTTTAAATGTCTTTTCATAATTCTTTTTGAACTCTGAAAGATACTTGTTAAGACTTAAACTATCAGATCTGTTAACTACATAGCCGTCCCACTCTCCAGGAAGAAGCTCAACTTTTGTAGAAATGTACTTTCTTTCACCTCTTGAAAAGTAAATCTCAAGCTCTACAAGTCCCTTACCGTTTTTTCTTTTGCGTCTGCCATAGACTAATTTAATCTTTTCCATGTATACACATATTGTGATACGTGCAAAAATGTGTAACAC